CTCTCGAGCAACATGAAGCTTCTTTTGTTCATGTTTGCGTCGAAGAGGAGGTCGACACACTTTTGCCCTACAAGGTTTTTGTAGCGTTCAGTGTTTTCGTCCTTCTTTGCGAGGAAGACAGGTGGTGGTAGCGCCTTCGATGCCACATCCCATGTTCGCCATGCGACTTCCTGTCGGAGCTGAACGGGCCTGGTTTTCTTCCAGTTGAGTAGGATTTTGCGTGCGATTCTCTTATCGAGTTCGCTTGCTTCCCCCCACTCTCCGGATGGTAAACCTACCCCGCCGAGCCATTCAGGTATGTACCATGGCAAACGTGTGGATTTAAGCAGGATGCGATGTGATTTAAGGAATTGCCTCATGACCGCTGTGCGCTGGTCGTCGGGGCAGAGTCGTGAGAGTTGGCGTGCCCTTTCGGCTAGTGTGTTATATTTGGTGTCTTGGTCATTGAGACCTACCCTCCCCCCGCTTCTTTTAAGCCCGAGGAGGAGACCCATGTTAACATACTTTGTCTGAATAAGGAACGTCTCTCTATTCACTTCCGTACCATCCGGTCGAACTGTTTTTAGGATCTTTGGTTCACTTACTCTCATGAAGCTCGTTGAATTAATATCAACAAATTTTCGTGAGAAGTAAGTCTTCCCTAGACTTTCTTTCAGTCCGATCGCCTTGGTGAGGTGGTGCCAGTAGTGGTACACCTCTTCTGTGGACCGCAACGCGACATCGTCTCCGTTGATCAGTAGGGCGCAGTCAACAAGCCTTTTTGGCTTATTCTCTGCTAACTCCATTGCCCAACGTGACATTGCCGCGTTTGCAATACACAGGATTGGAAATGAAACGACACTGCCCATGAGTTGACCTGTAGTCTGAGGTAATCCATTTTCATAGATATGTCCAGTTAGTGCGCTTAGGAAGAGGCGTTTTTCCACTTCCGCGAGTCCGAGGTGCCCAGATATTGCTTCGGCAATTTCGTTGGATACCCAAGACTTGAGGTTGTCGGTGGCGCCTTCATAGTCACCCGACAGGTACCAGTGGTTTTCGGGTAGGTTCCTCCCTAACGAGTTGAGAATTATCTCCTCTGTTATTGGGGTCCCTATCGTTGAAAACACTTTGTGCTGTCGGAGTGTGCTGTGAACTTTCTTCCAGAGTGCTCTGAGGACTGTCTGTGTAAATGGCGGCCCCTTGGTGATGACCCTGATCTTGAGAGGTTCCGGTAGTGCTACCGGTTTTACGAGTTGTTGTTCTTCTGACGCCTTTTTAAGGAGTCGGAACCACAACTTCTCGAATCTCTCTTTGAACAGCTGATCGTCCCATGTGACCGTTCCCCGAATGAGCTCTTGCTCCTCTTCGGAGAAAATTTCTAAATCACTTGCATCGTTCTCACCTTGTGCAAATACATCGTCTGTTGCCTCCTT